CTCTCTAAGGTAATACCTTCTGTCTCAACACTAGAGATAAAATCTGCGGTAGTCTCTCCTCTACTCCACTTTTGAATCTGCCAGTTATAAATAATGATGGATTGCGCAGAAGAGTTATTCGTATATAACCAAAATACACATCTTCGAACAGGGTCAACTGCTACACTCATATTATTTAAAAGAGCAAGTTCTGCATCGTTAAAGAAGAATCGATCTACTTTTTCTGCACCGATGGGAATCACCTTTGTTCCATCGCACATATAAAACCCGTCATCACTCAAAAAGAATGAGAGGTTTCCATATTGAGCAATTGACTTAGGCTCCAAACATCCCAGTCCCCTACTAATTGTGTCAAACTGAAAATATAGTGGCGCACCTGCATAGGTCATCCGAGAAATACTTTTTTGTAAAAAGATTAATCCAAACTCGCCTCCTGTAATTCCCTGAATGTTTCCACCATCGGCAATATCTTGGGTATCACTCTGAGAAGTTGGACCAGGCACCCAGTCTGTCTCATCATTAATATCTGACCAAAGCACTCTGTTTGGAAACTCATTCGTTCTTCCACAAACCACAAAATCTCTAACAACACTTACAAAATGCGCAGTCGGAGCAGCACTTGCTACATCTGCAAAGTTGCTACTTGTGCCTAGCGTATAGGCTTGTAGAATCTCTTCTCCGTTTGCCGCTAATACAACCTTGCCGAACTGGGCAGAAGACCATCTGCCGGTCTCTCCTGCGCTGTAATTGCCTGCCTGAGAGATGTTTGTGAGGTTTAAGTTCGATGATGAGTATTCAAATATTTTTGTACTCGATGTTGCAAAAACTTTCGTGGTACTGCCAAATCTTCCACTAAATAATCCATTCAAATTATCACTGGCATCGTTACTAATATTTGATACCGATGGCAGCGGACCATAGCCGATTTGATTCGGAATTACATTAAAAGCGTCTACTAACGCTCCGGCTACCGGAGGTTGATCGGGTAACCACTCCCCAAACGAAATCTTTTCCATTATGAAGCCACGCTCATCGTCATTGGGTTGCCGGAGTATTCTGCCGCATCGTCAGATGCAGTAAGATTGTTCTTGGCTCGGTCATACAGACTTGCCCAAACAGCTAACCTTTGATCGTTCATTAGAAACGGTTCTGCCTCACCTAATGCGGCATATAACAAAGCATCTGGCGCAGTTACTAAAAATGTATTACTTGTATTACTGTCGCTTAGAAAATCTGGTGCCGCATAATGCAGAAGTTTTCCCGTAAACGTTTGATCTGGAATCGGCCCAAAGACAAAATTATCTCCGGTCATTGTAAAAAATACTGGCTGTCCTCTTTCTTTTGTTCTGCCGTTTCGAAAGAAAAAAGAGGGAGATAAATAATCCAGTTGTAATACAGGAGTTGTATCCAGGTGCAAATCTCTAAGTTCTAAGAAATCAGACGGCAGCGAAACAGTCTGGCTTGAGATAGTTAAATCGGTTGTGCTTAACATCTGGCGCAAACGCAAATCCCTGCGCAGGCGAATCTCACCGAGTTTGATAAAATCTGTAATCTGGGATGACAAATCATCTCTTGCAAGATAGTTTGCAACTAGCGACTGTAATTCCGAGTAATTTGAAAAAGCCATTATACGTTTCCGGTTCTGGTTCTAAAGAATCGATTGTCTCCGTCGTTTAACCATGCCTTGAACTTTTTTTCATCAATGACACGAAAACCCTGAAGAATCTTTTTCTTGTTTAAATCATCAATAACTGTTAACGGAATTGATGCAATTTTATTTCCTAATAACTCATCCGACCATCTGGCTCGTTCATCATACAAGTTGTATTCTTTTTTGTTTCTTTCAACAATATCAGTAACATCTTGCGTTTCGGTCATGATAACGCCACCCTCACCGTCTGGATGATAGGTTGTTTTTTTGAATTCCATAATTTTTTCTACTACAAGAGGAAAGAGGGGTTCATTCTAAATAACACATCTTATGGAGTTTAATATGAAAACAGAATAACCCCCTCTTAATACAACTTACGACAAGTCGGCTATTATGCCATGCGCACCTTCATTTAAGACACCGAGCGTATATTCAGCTATAAGTTGCTGTTTATTCGCCTGATCTCCTGCAATTGCAAGATCATTCGTCTCAAACGGCCTTAGGTATGCTACTTCCGCAAATTCTGGGTCCAAAACCAGGGCCACATCATCCGCAGAGTTACTAGCTACCATGAATCTATTTGGAACAACGGATATCGTTCCAAAATCAGACATATACACATCTGCCGCACCTACAATCGTCGTAGGCTGATCGGCAGGAGCCATATACCTCTGAGCCGCAATTCCTGCAAATGTCGAAACAGTTTGCTTATGCGCAGGTGTGACCATCAAAATAGTTGGGTCTCCACCGGACTCATACACTTCTTTAACTACGGTTTTAAGAATTGTTTCCGTGAAGGTTCTTTCAGCCTCACTAGAATCCGTTCTTGCTGTCGTACCTAAAGAGCCTGCAACACCTGCGGAGCCAAAGTCTCCATTAGTGTTTAGCCATGTTTGCAATCCACCGAGCGTTCTGGCAGCGGCCGCACTACCTGCATTTGCTACTTGATTGCTCAATAAAATTGCCTCCATATCGCGCTTAATCTCTTTAGAAGCCTTTGCAAGTTGATAAGCCTGCTCGGATTTTCTACCTGCTTTATCTACTGCCTCAAGTGTCCTTGATACAGAGATGGTCTTCTGCGAGATTTGGCATCGATTGGATAAACGAGTTGTTGCAGAAAGTGTAGCCGTAGAAGCATCTGCTCCTTCAACAGCCGCGTTACCTACATTTACAGCGGCTAAACTATCTGTTTGCCACTCGTGCGTTGTATTTGTCGCCGTGCCTTGACCCACGCTATTTAAAAATGGTGTGTCGGTTGGCGCAATGCTGTAGATAAGATCGGATAAATCCTCTCTTACACCCACGGCACTATGGTTTGTAAATACTGCCATGATTAATTCTCCTAAATCATCTGTTCAAATAACCGGGCCGCATCAGCGACTTTTCCGGTTCGCTTTAACTTGTTTTTTAGCCGTTTGGTTTTCTCAGATTGTATGGAGTCGGATTTGGCAACACCTGCTTTCATCATCTTAGGAGCCTCTTTTACTTTCTTTTGTACATCCGGTTTCGCTGCCATCAACTTATCGTACTGGGATGCTTTCCAGATCGTAATAAAATCACTGGCATCTAATACCCGATTTAACTTTTGCTCCGTATGACCATCAGCCATTGCACTTTTCCACATCTCTTTTTTCAATTCTGCCGCCTTTTCTTCATTTTGAAGATCAGGGATTCGCTCGTGCAATATTTGCTTTTGCACTTCCAGATGTTTTTCTAAATTGCGTTGATTCTCCACTTGTTGCTCTTGAGCAAGGCGTTGTCTCTCTGCCTGAAAAGTCTGGATTTGTTTATCGCGCTCCTGGCGTTCTGCTACCTTTACGGCATACTGCAGGGGGTCTGATTCTTTTAAATGGTCAATGTTTTCTGCCTGATTTTGCTGAGTCAGATGTTGCTCAATTAATTGCAATCTCTGCGCGTAAGTATCTCGTACCTTTTGAGCATCTTCGATCTTTTTACGCTCGCCTTCTAAATTGCTTTTAATCTCATCTACACCTTTTCTCTCATGTGCCAGACTTTCTTGTTTCTTGCGAACATCACGCTCTAGTTGATAAGACTTAATCAAATCATCGAGGGTAACTTCAATTTCCTCTCCACTTGCCTTTACACGGTAAGTAGGAGTCTCTTCTTCAAGTGCCTCTTCTTCTTGATTTTCCTCTTCTTCAACTGCTGCTTCGGCTTGCGCCTCTGGCTCAACGCTTTCTTCTTCTTTTGGCTCGGCTTTCGGTTGATCGTTTGATGCCTCCTGCTTTTCCATAAGATTCAAAAACGCATTTGCTGCTTGGTTCACATCCATTGATTTTGGCTTCTCATGCCCTTCTTCTTGGGTGACGGTCTCGCTCATTCATACCTCCTTAAAATATTTTCCATCTTTTTTCTTCCATTTTGTCAGCTACCGCAATGCTTTCAAAATGAGCATAAATCTGATCGATTGCCCTTATCATGCGGAACGCATATTCTCTATCGTCGATATCTTCAATAGGAGAGTGGACAATTCTTTGTATATAGTTTTGTTTTAGTTTTTCTATCTCTTCTTTGAAAAACTTGTTTTCCAATAACCTTTTGGCTTTTTCTTCAATTCGCAAAATTTATATCCCGAACTGATTCAAAGTAGTCGGGCCTGCTCTATTTGGCGCACTGTCATCGCTTTCGCTATCTCCGATATCAAATAAACCTCGCATAAAAATCGGAACCTGTGCAAATTGAGCAGGTATTCCAAACTCAAAGCCACTAGGTAGCATATCTGTATAACCTCCCACTCCACTTCTAAAGGTAGGAGTCTGTCCGAGATTATATAGTTGTGCTACGTTGTTATCTGCACCAAAAAAGCCTGTAGGAATGTTTGTAGGCAAAAAGTCCGAACCAGGTGTAATTTGTCTCATTTGGAATTGATCTGGCATACTTTGCACTTGCGATGCCTCTACTGGCATACTTTGATTTCCTACAAATACTGCATCATCCATACCAAATTGATTATCGACTGCTTGAGCCTCCGGAGAGTTTGCAATATTGGCAAGAAGAGTATCTAAGGGAACTCCAGACTGAGCCTCCGATAAATAATAGGCCATACCCACATCGGGAGCCAATGTTCTGCCTAACTCTTTTTGTGCCTGCTGCTGAATTAAATACTCAGGAGAACTCATCAACGTATTTACAATGTCATCACTTGCCATCCCACTAAAAGATTGCAAGGCCGTGGGGTCTGCATCTCTCATAAGAAGTTCGTTATACAGTTGATTAATAATGTCTGGTGTCATGGTTTATCCTACGTTTGGGATTTCTGTATTGGTTGTTGTTCCTGCCGCTAACTTACTTGCTTTTAGTTGGGCCTCAGCTACAAACTCTTGTTTTTTCAACTCCAACTCTGCCGCTGCCTCTTCTCTGGCAAGTTGAATATCTGCCATTGCTTTTTCTCTCTTCAATTGTATTTCTGCTTCTGCCTTTTTCCTGTTGATTTCGATTTGTGCCTGAGCCTGGGCGATTGCCGCCTGAATAGCCGGGTCAGACTTCTGGGGTGAAGGTTGGCTCAAAGCCTGATCGACTTCCGGCGGCACCTCGCGGAAAAATGCCCTTGTATCTTTAAATCCTGCCGCCTCAATAAACTTTCCTAACGTCTCTCGATACTGACCAACACTTACTAATGGATTGCCAGGGCCATACATCTTTATGATTTCTTCTTGTTTTGCCATAATCATTTGAAGCATTGCCATTTGTTGTTGTTGGTCTCCTGTACCCAGTCCCACGTTTATGGTTACGTCATACTGATGGTCCCACTGTCTAGGGTCCATCTGAATGTACTTTCCTCTCATCCTTATCGTTTTGGGTTTATCTTGGAACTTGCATACAAGTTGTAAAATTCCCTTCATTAAGGACTTCACTCCTGTCTCAGCAAAGATTCTGGCAATCAACTCGATCTTTCCACTTGCTGCCGATTTACTTGCCGCAATAGCGGCCGCTGTAACGTTTTGCAATAAATCAGGAGATAATCCCTGCATAGCATCACTGATTCCAGTTCTCTTACCGTGGACCTGATCTAAATACTCCAACATCGGAAATGCCTGCGAGCCTACGTTTTGTACACTCATAGGCACAATGGCATTCGGGGATTTCATCCTCACAATACCGCCTGCCTGTACGTTTAAAAGATCATCTAAATTGACCTGCCCTTCTACTGCTCCGACTCTTGGACTAATAGATAAATATAAGCCATCAAGCATCGAGCGAGTAATCGCTGTCTTTTGTTCTTGGATATCCGAGCATCTGTCTGCTAAGGACTGACCAAAAAACTTGTGTGGTATCGGAAATGGACAAACACTATGAAACGGTATGTAATCAGTCTCGCCGATATCGAGTAGTTCTTCTCCTGCATAAACTGCGCGAATAAGTTGCGCAATTCCTGACTCATCTACATCTGCTCGTAAGTAACACTCATAGACTTCGATTTCCTGCATTGCAAGGTCATCAGAGTCCATGTCCGTTGGCTGCTCACCCTGGTCGTATCTTGCAACTCTCTCAGGAGTGTAGGCCAAAGAATCATAGGCCGGAAGTCCTGCCACCACCTCTGCATCAAAACCGAGAGCCACTAAGTCTGATCTTGTCATCAAACGTCTATGCGCACAAAAAGGAGAGGTTTCTATATCTCTTGCCTTTTTACTTATCAAAAACTCTTCTGGAGGCAGATTCTCTACACAAATTTTACCGACCGAGTTTTTCTTGCGAACCCTGACACTGTGAGAACGAATCACCAGTTCATTACCCATCGGGTCCATCTGCATAGATTCCTGCGTATCTTGCTCAATAATTTCCCTTGAGCCATCTGCAAGCAGCATCGTCAACTCATCATCGGTAAGGTTTTGATACTCTTCTTTGACTACATCGATTTTGGTTTCATAATACGCTTTGACAATGCCTGTCTTTTGCAATAAGGCATCTTTAAACATATTGTGTAATATCTGAAAGCCATCGTTTTCTACATGGAAAATATGATTGACGTACTCTGTAGCTTGCGCGGCATATTGCTCCCCCACAGGGTTTTTTGCTTCAAAGCGCACTACGTCATCACTTGCTGTAAATACACGCATTAACTGCGGTAATGCCCCATCTACTGCCTCGGCAACCTCTCCGGTTACAATCTGGCTTCTGCCTTCTTGCTCGTTACCATAAGGCTCTCTGAGGTATGCTTTTAGGGCCGCTCTCCGATCAGATGTTGTGTCACTCTCAATATAGCCGAGAGCGTTTTCAATCTCGTTTCGGATTGCGTTTTTTAACTGGTTTTTGTTCAATTTTCTTTTCCAATTCCGTTAACCGTTGCTCGAGTTCTGCAAACTTCTTGCGCAGTGCTTCTATGTTTTCACCTTGTTTAAATAGCATCATTTAGATCACCCACTTGTTATTTGCCTTTGGTAAGGCACCCCAGTTTTCATTACTCATTAAATCTACTGCACCAGATAAATACCGAAACGCATCAGCTCCATGACTACTTGCATCATGTAGTGGTGCGCCTGGTTCTCCTGACGCATTCATCGTTCTTTTGTATCTTTTGAGATGATGGATTAAATCCTTTGCCTCATCTTTATCAAAATACGTTCTAGGAAATACCATCCTTGCCTTGATAATGCCCTGCTCTACATCGCCTCTACTTAAGACAAACACATCTCTGCCCATCGAGCGCATCATCTCCTCTGTGCTTCTGCCGTGTTTAAAATCCCTGTGAGAAGCATCATGGGGAAGATAATCTGTCCCGTAGTTATAATCGAGACTGTCAATCTCTTTTACATAACTCTCTAGCGTTCTATGGCTATCTTCAATATATTTAATAATGCGTATTTCACTTGCTGCAACCTGACAAAAGATGATTGCCATTGCATCATTCCATCCTAAGTCCCATACGGTATGCACCTTTAATGCAGGGTCATACGGAACAGTTCGGATTCTCTTTTCCTCTATAGCTTGCGTAATCTCTGTATGAAAGATTGCTCCTTCTACCGTCGGCCGACACTTTCCCTCCCAGATGGTCTCGTAACTTCCTGGGTCTCGTTTCTTCCAGTCGATTCGCTCTTTTTCTAACGTATCTGGGAAAAAGGGATTGTCATTGTAATTAACCTGACATACCCAACTATTGTCCGGTGCGTGGGTTATCCATCGATCATAGGTAACATCAGACTCTAGTTCTGGGTTAAATGTTATCCAGATTTCAGAACACTCTTTTCGTATCGTTGGAATTAATATGTCCCAACTGCGCTTACTGATATTCGCACTTTCCTCACACCAGCAGATATCAACACCTTCGTAGCTTTTGATGTTTGCTACGCCTTGCTGTCGTATCCCGATAAAATTGATCTCCGAGCCATTTTTTCCTAGGATTTTTTGCTCCTGCACATCGAACAAATGATCTAAGTTCATTAACGTAATTTGATCTTTCAGTAATCGATGGACACTTTCTTGAATACTCTTTTGGGTCTCCCTTGCGCATAATATTCTGATGGGTTTTTCTACTGCCTTAGTAATCAATACTCTGGCAACCGACCAACTCTTACCCGAACCTCTTCCTCCATACAGCACTTTGAATCTCTTAGGTTGGAAGATTGGTAGAATCTTCTTGGGAAGTTCTAATCTATACTCCACAAATCTTTATGCTCGTAACTGTTTGTATTGGAGAGCCGTCAGCCCCTACAATTTCATTTACCTGGGTTTCCTTCCAGTTCGCTCTAGTCTTTAGCCAAAAGATAGCAGCCGCAGTGTTTCCCATCTTTGCCTGCTCAAATAAACTTTTTGCTACCTGAGCATTTGCATCAATCCTGCCATCAGTTAATTCTTTGGAGTAATATTTCACTAACGTATCACTTGCGATATTTAATTTAACAGCGATCTCCTCATATTTTGTTCCAACCGCTGCTAATGTACGCACTAGCTTTCTTTTTTCCTCGGTTGGCTTATGGGAAGGTCTGCCCCTTCTTGCACTTGCCATCTTTTATAACTCCGATTTAATCAATTAACTTTGCTTTACTTCCTGTAAAATCTTCCCACCTTTTTACAATTACATCGCAATAGATTGGGTCTTTTTCGATTCCGAAACACTTTCTGTTTGTTTTTTCTGCGGCTATCAATGTGCTGCCGCTACCTAAAAAGGGGTCAAAGATATTTTGATTTGGTAAAGACCCATCCTCTATCAATCTGGTCAACAATCCCACAGGCTTCATTGTTGGATGTAATTCGTTTTTTAACGGCCTTGGGTGATCGATAACCGTTTTACCTTTTTTCCCGTAAAACTTATGTTTATTTTTCCACCCATACAAAATAAACTCATGTTTACATAAGTAATCTGTTCTACTTAAAACGTGATTGTTCTTATTCCACACTAAATATTGACTAAGTTTTAACTTTGCTAAATTTAAGGCCGATTCAATGTGATGTAATTGTTGACCTGCAAAAAATATGTAAAAAATGTTTGTTTCAGAAAAAGGAATGACTTGTAAAAACTTTCCTAAAAACTCGTCTAAATTTACGATTTCATCGTTTTGGATATGCTTTTGTACACGTTTACCTTGGTCTAAGTTATTTAAAAACGTATTTTTTTCCGCATAATTTACCCCGTAAGGAGGGTCAGTTAATAATAAATCAACGGTTTGGCCATCAAACAATCTGTTTACTGCGTTTTCCTCTGTACTATCTCCGCACAACAACCGATGGACTCCCAACTGATAAAGGTTTCCTTCCTTTGTTTGTGCGTTTTCGCTTACCTCTGGTAGTTCATCATCTCCCGTTAATCCGTCCTTTGGGTTCCCAGATAGAATTTGAGCCATTTCCTTCTCATCGAATCCGATCAAACTTGTATCGAACCCGTCTTCTTCTAACCCCTTTAACTCTAACGAAAGTAACTCCTCATCCCAACCTGCATTTAAAGCAAGTTTGTTATCTGCAATGATGTAGGCTTTTTTCTGGGTCTCCGTTAGATGCTCTAAGCGCACACAAGGAACCTCCGGTAATCCTAACTTTTGAGCCGCTAGTAATCTTCCATGTCCTGCAATGATTGTGTTTTTCTTATCAATTAAAATAGGGTTGTTAAACCCAAACTCTGTAATGCTTGCCGCAACCTGACTTACCTGATTTTCTGAATGGGTCCGGCTGTTATTTACATAAGGGATTAACTTGTTCGTCTCTAGTTTTTCAATCTGCATCTACTGCCACGTCCTATATACTTTCCAAACAAGTTGTCCTGGGTACTGTGCTTGTGCCTGGCATTGTTCTGCCAAAAATTGTTGCTCTAAAAACTTTTGATCTCTGGTTGTACGGTTTCCACATCGTAACTCTGTATAATCGTTTTTGATATTTTCTAAGGTATCCCAATCCTCTCGTGTCATATCAATCGTCCCATTCCACTAACTTATGTTTTAAGCGTTCTGATTTTTCATAATCCTTTTTTAACTGCTCGTTCCACAATGTATTTGGTTTTGTAGGTAGTATTTTTTCGTAGGCTTTTTGGTCTTGTCTGCACAAAAACCGAGTCTTCTCGTATGTTTTTTTTCTCTCTTCCAAATATTTACTTACAAGGAGTTTTTCATCTTGATCTGTTATCGTGCCAAACCTTACGTCGTCTAGGTCGTTTTTTAAATTATCTAAAGTTTCCCAGTCTTGATTGTTCATCAGCAATCCCACTTTTTTAACGCTAATGCTTTTCTTGTTGGACGACCCTTTTTATCTTTCATTGGGCCTTTGACCCCACTCATCCTGGCACAGAAGGATTTACGCCTAGCCGCTGCCTTTGGACTTCTCTTAGCTTGCTTTGCAGATACAGGACGCTTTAGGTTGCTGCCGGTCTTACGATTTATTGCTCTTCTGCCTGCCCTGTTTAATCCTCCCTCTGGATTCTGATGTTTTTTCAAAACCATTATCGAAACCTTTTTACCTTTGCTGCCACCTTTTTAGGCTGCTTTACAAACTGTTTGCCTTTTTTGTTTCCCTCGGCCTTTGCCCTATTTGTGGCGGCTTTCTCAGAAGCAGACAAACTTTTCCATGCGGCTTTTGGGAGGTATCTTTTTTTTCCCTTACTAGGTTTCCCATCAGAGGTTGTCCATTCTTGTTTTGTCCATTTCTTTAAGGATTTTTGAGCCTTTTTAAGTGCCATTTCTCATTCCGTAACTGTAGGCTTTGGTACGCGCCTCACTTATTGGAAAAGACGGATACCATAAAATATGATGCTTTTTGTTTAACTTTTTCTGTCTTTGTCTTTTCGTTAAAGGTTTGTGAGGAGATCGAATTACAACTGAAGAGGGGTCCGGCACATATTTAAAATTGCCTGCAATGTAATCTTTTCTGGGCTTGCTAACTCTCAATTGTATCCCCCGCCCTTCGCTTTATATTCACGCGCTAGCATTTGCGCCTTGCGTCCACTCCATTGGCCAGGTTTGCCGCCCTTCGAACCTGCCTTTATCTTGTTAAATAAACGCTTTCTCATAGCAGGTTTTGTGTAATTACCTGCCTCGTTTACTCTGGATTTGGTTTTCTTTTTCATTTGAAACCTGGCTCCCTAGCTTGCTTTTTTTCGCCGATAGGTACACCGAGCATTTTTCTAGCAAACAAAAGTTTCTCAACGAACTCCATATGTGGAATTTTTAACTTTGTAGAGATATCATGAATAGGCTCTCCTGCATAAATTTGATGAACTGCAATTACAATTAATGCAGTGTCGCCCCTAAGATTTTTAATCTCTGAAGCATATTTCTCTACAAAATTTTTAGCCACCCTTAGAGGCTTTCATCTTTGTAGCCTTTTTAGGGCCATATAAAACTTTCTTGTCTAAGGCAACTTTATTAGTGCCTTTTGGCTTTGGTTTTTTTAGAATGAACTCTCGTACGTTTTCTATTTCGTTTTTTTTCAACATTTTGATCTTCCGCGTACAGGTTGTTAAATACATACGATGGGTCTTGATAACTGGAATCTTCTTCCGCGCAGTGCGTATACTGCGAAGGGCAAAAATCCGGCGCACCCTTTCCAGTCTCCCAAAGAGCAGGACTTGTAACCCTTACCCGATTATTTGGAAGAGCAATGATGTTTCCAAACCATTTGCCCGGTTCAGTTACATACATCAAATGTGATTGTTTGTGCTGATCTGGCGAATCTGCAATTTCACTCTCAGTAAAATCAAGAGTTGTAATGTACTTGGCTTGATAAAAACCACCATCAATTTTTGCCAACCACGCAGAAGGTTTACATCTGTCGAAAGTAACAATTGCGTGATGATGACTAGGACAGTCCCACGGTTGCGCCAAATGAGTTTCCATTTTTTCAGGCCACTCATCATAATCAAGGTCATAACATAAACTAGTTATCGGCATTCTGGCCCACATCGCACCGCCTAAAACATTGGGTTCGTTCTTAGTGTCAGCTTCACAACCTGTAAAAATTACTTGAAAACTCAAACATCGATCAGGCATAACCGTTATAGCTATGGCCAAACCATGCACAAATTCACCATGATAACGCTCGTGGTTACATGTAAACTCTTTGCGCACCCAAACTTTGAAATAAGGAATGTTTGAGATTAAATACGCCAAAATTATCTGCGCCCTGGCTTTTTACCTTTACCTTTGCCTTTTTTCTTGCCTATCATGGTCTTCTCCACTTAAAAAAAACCCTAGAAACATGTCGGAAACTAGGGTTTTGAGTCTGAAGGAATATTGCTAAAAATGTTAAGGCGTAATGCCTCAAGTGATATTTTAGGTAAAAATGAAAGTTTTCTCAACTATTTTTGTATAGTTTTTCTAATATTTATGAATATTTAATAAAGTTTTCTTTACTTTATAGGGTAATTCCTATACTATAGTAAACATAACTTAACAAAAGGGGAAGCAAATATGAGATTTCATAAAAACGTGTTACCGATAGTCCGTGATGCTTTGCGTAGTCCTGAACTTAGTAGGATTATTGAAGCAACCGATCGTCAATATGTTGAGGAAGTAAATAAAGGTTGGAACGATGATAATAAATCTTGGAGCGACCCTTTAATACTATCTCAGGCACACGAATTAGGATTAGTTAATCTTGTAGGCGAAGCTGAATACGCTTTAAGCCAGGTACAAGAAATTATAGATGAACAAACTTATGCAGATGTAGGTCAAACAAAACAGTTTTTTTATACAGACAAGAGAAGGCTTAAAAAGTTTTTAAAAAAATGGCGGTAAGTTTACTTAACAAAGGGGGGAAGCATATGAAATTTTATTTAGTCAGCACCATACGAGGTCATTTTAAATTGTTTACTAACAAGAAAGATGCAATTGCTTACAAGAAAGAACATGATGTATTGCAGAAAGAGTACGATCGTTTAGAGTATAAAATTACTCATGTTGTAATCAAAAAGAAACAAGATGTACTTAATCTTGTGAATAGTTTAGCGGGTGAACCCGAAGAGAA